TGAGCCAATAAAAGAACCACTAAAAGATATAAAAATCACTTTATTTGAAGGAGATAATTATATTTATTTGGTTGATGTTTACGGCAATAAAATATATGCAGAATATCTTGTTAAAAACGACTTTAACGAATTATATGTAACAGTAAATGAAATGAATAGTGCAATAAATCAATCAGCACAAAGTATTGAATTAAATGTAAATCAAAAATTAACAGGTTATTCAACAACAGAAGAAATGAATAGTGCTATAAATTTAAAAGCTAATGAAATAACAAGTTCTGTATCAAAAACTTATACTACAAAAGAAGAATTAACAACAGCAAAATCAGAAATAAAACAGACAACAGATAGTATAACAAGTACAGTATCAAAAAATTATGAAACTAAAGAGAATGCAAATAAGCAGTATTCAAGTATAAAACAAACAACAGATAATATAACAAGTACTGTAAGTAAGAAGGTGGGAAATGATGAAATTATTTCAAAAATTAATCAATCTAGTGAAAAAGTTACAATCGATGCAAATAAAATCAGTCTTAAACGGAAAAACAATAAATTTAACAAGTGACAATACTGTAATAAAGAGTACGAATTTTAATGTAGACAAAGATGGAAATATGTCTTGTAATAGTGCAAATATGAAAAATGCAACAATAGATGGTGGAAAAATAATATTAAATTCCAAAGAATACACTGCAATGAAAATTAATGGTACAGAAGGGTATATTAGTTTTGATAATAATGCTTTACAGATGCATGATCAAAATGGCAAAGGTGGAGTTTTCTTACAATATACAGGACAGCCATTAATTATTGTTGAAAATAAAAGCTTGGATTATATAGGAACAACGATGATTGTTGGAAATCACATTAATACGGGAACAATAAGTGCTGACCAAATAAAAGCATCATCTGGTTATACTATGAACGGAAAAGATACAGGACATAAATATATGTGTCATTGGACTGGAAGTCAATTACAGTTTTTTGTAGATGTTACAAACGTAGGAACATTATCAGATAAAAGATTAAAAACAGAAATCCAAGATATAGATGATGATTTTATAAAAATAATAGATGAAGTCGAAATGAAGCAATTTAAAGTAGCTAATAGAAATGGATTAATTTCATTTGGTATTTTAGCACAAGACCTAATGGAAATATTTGAAAAGTACAATAAGAATCCATTTGATTATGAAATAGTACAAAAAACACAATACAAAATAGATGATGAAACAATTTATTACACAATTAATTATGAACAATTTTTAATATTAAAACAAAAA